GGCGGGGATACGCCAGAAAAGATAGGAAAGGATATCGCAACTTATGTAGATTTCTTAGAAAATAACAAGTGCGATGTTATTGGTATTCCAACTGGATTTTCCCGTTACGATGAGGCTATCGGTGGAGGATTAAGGAGAAAGTGCGTAGACCTTGTGGCTGCAAGACCAAAAGTTGGCAAAAGCGTATTTGCTGATAATGTAGCATTAAATGTAGCTACCAGAAATGTTCCAGTGTTGATGCTTGATACGGAAATGAGCAAAGAGGACCATCTTAATAGATTGTTATCTGGCATTAGTGGTATACCAATTAATGAAATTGCAACCGGTAAATTTGTTGACGATGATGAAAAAAGGTCTTGCGTTCGCGGGGCTATGGAAATTTTAAGCTCTATACCGTATTCATACATTAGCGTTGCTGGCAAACCATTTGATCAGATTTTGAATCTAATCAAAAGATGGATTGTGCAAGAAGTCAAAACAGATGATACTGGCAAAACTAATGACTGCCTTATCATATATGATTATTTAAAACTAATGTCATCTAGCTCCATTACTAACAATATACAAGAGTATCAAGCACTAGGTTTTCAGATTACATCTCTACATAATCTGTGTGTTAAGTTGGATATTCCATGTCTTTCTTTCGTACAGCTAAATAGAGATGGCATTACAAAAGAAAGCACAGACGCTGTATCTGGTTCCGATAGATTAATCTGGTTATGCACATCTTTTTCCATTTTTAAGATCAAATCTCCAGAAGAATTAGCAGAGGATGGTCCCAATGCTGGTAACAGAAAATTAGTACCCATTGTTTCAAGACACGGTGGCGGATTAGACGATGGTGATTATATCAATATGATTATGCAAGGTTCCCATGCAAAACTAAGAGAGTTAAAAACAAGGAATGAGTTTAAGAATCAGCCAGTTGGCGATACAGGATTAATAGATAAAAATACACTAGATAAGGTAAACGATGGACTTGCAGAAGATCAAGAAGACTCTGAATGAAAATGCAGAGAAGATATTCTCTAAGCTTGGAATGAAGTACGAGGTATTCGGGGATAATATTTATTCAACGTGTCCAGTTCATGAATCTAGCGACAACCCAAGAGCATTCTCATTCTCTGTAAATAAAGGCATCTGGAAATGCTGGACCAGAGATTGTCAGCATCAATATAAAAACGATCTATTTGGCTTGATCCGTGGGGCATTATCCCAATCTCGCGGAGAGGATGTTACCTTTGGAGATGCTCTCAAATGGGCCTGCGACACGATAGAATTGAAAAGATCAACAACAACCAGTACTCCACCACCAAATCAAATAACGGATTTTGAACGCCTTGTGTCCTTTCTAAATCAGAAGGATGAAAAGGTAATACACCGATCTATTATTTTAGAAGAGGGAATACACTATCCATCTAAATATTTTCTAAGCCGTGGATTTGAGGCATCAACATTGAAATATTTTGAAGTTGGAGATTGCACAAACAAGAAGTCCAAAATGTATGATAGATCTATTATACCCATTCATGATGACGAGGGTAAACTGGTTGCTATGATAGGCAGAGCTATCAAAGAGTATAAGTCACCAAAGTTTTTGTTCGATCCAAAGGGTTTTAACAAGGCAGACCTGTTTTATAACTACCACAGAGCTATAAATAAGATAGTAGAAACGCACTCTGTCTTTTTGGTCGAGGGTCAGGGGGATGTATGGAAGCTATATGAAGCTGGCATACATAACGCCTTGGGTCTATTTGGGAAAACCATCAGCAAAGAACAAGAACTAAAGCTGAATAAATTACCCATCACACACATTGTTGTGCTAACAGATAATGACCAAGCGGGCAGAGAATCAAAAATACAAATACAAAGACAGTTTAGCAGATTTTATAAACTAAGCTTCCCAAAGCTAAACAAAAAAGATATTGGCGATATGACAGTTGAACAGATTAAAACATTGATACTACCACAGATAAAAGGGTTATCTCTATGAAGATTATTGGCATAGCTGGCAGAAAGCAAGCTGGCAAGAATACGGTAGCAAATTATATCAATGGTCATGTGCTTAAGCATAAAAACATGATCAATGATTTTGCTATTGATTCCAACGGTATGCTTGTAGTAAACACACAAGATATTACTGGTCAGTCTGGTTTTGGCATTTTTGACGTTACTAGAAAAGATAGTATCTTTGTAGATTATGCAGAAAGAGATTTATGGCCTTACGTCAAAGTTTATCATTTTGCAGACCCTCTTAAAGAAATGGCGGTAGGGTTATTTGGATTAAAACCATCTGAAGTTTATGGAAGCGATGATCAAAAGAATTTAGTAACGAATATTAATTGGGAATCAATGCCAGATTGTCCACCAGATAAAGCTGGGCCGATGACAAATAGAGAGTTCCTAGAACATTTTGGAACTAAGATAGTGCGTAAAATTAAAAGAGACGCTTGGTCAGAATATGCAATAAACAAGGTCGTGGCAGAACAATCAGAAATAGCTATTATACCAGATGTAAGATTTCCCAACGAAGTAGAGTCAATACAAAAGAACGGTGGAGTAGTAATCAGATTGACACGCAATGCTTTTAACAGCAACGCAGAAGCAGAAAAAGCACTAGATAAAGAAAATTTTGATTGGAAGAAGTTCGATTTAGTAATCGACAATCATGCAATGTCATTAACAGATTTGTGTGATTATCTCAAGAACCATTCTCATTTTTGGGGGTATTGATGTTAGTCACATATATTAGATCATCAAGTTACAATAATTACTCGTATTGTCAAATGCAATATTTTATTACCTATGTCCTTGGTCATCAGCCAGACAGCGGTAAGAAAGCGGAGCTTGGTACAATTGTACACAAAGTAATGGAGACTCTAGCAAAATTAAAGAAATATCAACAAGATAATCCAAAAAAGACTAAGTTGATAATTACTGATGAAGCTGTTGGCGAAATTAATATCAAAAAGGCAGACCTCTTCACCGATGATTGCGTAAAGGATATTATACAAAAGAGTTTCAATTTTTATACCTCTGACTCAAAGCACAACTTTACAAAGGGCGATAATGAAAGCTGTGCAGATTTGGTATGGAATACTCTAAGCTATAATGACGGACAATTTGATCCACGATATAGGAACATAGTTGCCGCAGAACCCCATTTCGATATTCCAATTGATGAAGATTGGGCGCATTTTGATTATAAGGTTGGAGATAAAACAATAAAGGGTCAATTGGCTATTAAAGGCACCATAGACCTAGTTACAGAATCCTCAGATGGCATAATAGAGGTTATAGATTGGAAAACTGGTAGACGGCTGGATTGGGCAACGGGGGAGGAAAAAACATACGAAAAACTATGCTCAGATCCACAGCTATTACTTTATAATTATGCTATATCTAAGCTTTTTCCAGAGTATAAACAGTCGATAATGAGCATCTTTTTTATTAAGGACGGCGGTCCATTTTCTATGTGTTTTGACAGGGATGACGAGAAAAGATTTCTAAATATGCTTAAAAACAAGTTCGAAGATATCAAAAAGAACAATACTCCACAGCCAATCTCTCAGAATCGTGACAACTGGAAATGTACCAAATTATGCCACTATTGTAAGAATAACTGGCCGGGAACCGATACCAATATGTGTATATACATAGAGAATAGCCTCAAATCCAAAGGAATGGATGAGACTATCAAACATTGCACAAAACCCGGATTTGATATTGGGTTTTATTCCGCTCCCGGTTGAGATATATCATGGATAAACTATTAACTATAGGTATGGCTACGTATGATGATTTTGATGGAGTGTTTTTCTCCATCCAAGCACTACGTATGTATCATTCGATATGCAATACAAAATATGTAGAGTTTATTGTATTAGACGGTAATAGTACTAGCCCACACGGAAATGCCTGTAAAACATTTGTCGAAGGCGCTGTGCATGGAAAATATATACCTTACACGGGACAACCTAGTTCCTTCAATAAGTATAAAATAGCTGATTATGCTACTGGTAAATATGTACTAATTATAGATT